TCAATGTAGCAAAAGTGATGCTGTGATAACTCATCATATTGTGATATTTCAAAAGACTTTTCAAGAACCTTTAGATTTCTTATGTTAATTTTCGTATTCTTGAGGAGTTGTTTGTAATTTTCTGGATCTGTTGATACAAAACCACCGGTGGGTTGAAATGTGGATTGTTTGTTTGATATTTTATATCTATTTCCATAAACTGTTCGAAGTTCGTTTCGGAATTCACGCCTGTTAGCACCCATTGAATTGAATAACTTAATTATTTTATCGGTGTGATTAACCTTTGCAAGTGCGTAATGTCCACCACCATCTGTATAAGTGTGAGCCATATGAACGTATGTAACACCACTACGATTATTTGTGGGTTTATTCATATTAGACGTTCTTCTACATTGAAACTTAAAACCAAAACCAGATTCCTTTTTGATATCTTTTCCAATCCGTTCAAAAATTTGATCACCTTGGAGAAGTTGTTTGGCGATTTCGGATGCATCTTCAATTGCCATAAGATGTCTTGCTGCAAGACTCGTGTTCATGCGACTTTCAATGTAGTCACTCGTATCAATCTCATGTGTTTCGCCCTTGGCACTCAACAACTGGTTACGAACATTTTGATTCTTGATGAGTTTAATGGGGGTAAGATTCATTCTATTTAACCTATATATCATTGGTATTTTTAAATAACAATCATATATGTGGCCATTAGACAATAATATTTAATACATGGACATCGAAAAGACTAATTACCGAACGCGACACCCGCCATACCATTCTTGATGCGAAGAATGTTATAGTTGACCGCGTAGACGCGGTGAAGGGCGTTACCACCGGACACGTCACGGAGAGCCAACTTGGCTGTATCGATACGAGAGAAATTCAAAGACCCCGACGGTTGAGATTTACCCAAGTTCAAGGAGAACGGCCACGTGTAGAGTGGAGCCGTGTCAAGCATACTTTCCGGGATATATTGGCAGTGCATCTTCGGAACCACCGTGTGGTGGAAGTCCTTGGACATATTTTCAAACAACGGGGTGCCGTTGATGTACAACGTGGCATCCGTGAATTTGTAGCTCGCATCCCAGTAGTCACCCGTGCTCGCCGTGTTACCGGACACGAGATGCAAAGCCTTGGTTGGGTGGTTAAAGTACGTAAGGTCGATGCTGGTATCAGCCTTGTCAGCGAGTTGGTATTGGGTTTGAGTGATCAACATTTCATGCTCACCTTCTGTAAAATACTTGCGTTCGTCAGTGTCCAAGTAGGCGTACATGGCATACACCTTTGCAGAACTGGCGTTGAACCCGTTACCACGGCACTTAATACGAATTTCAACATCGTGATATTGCATGGCGACCAATGGAAGAGACTTAGTCCAGTCTTGGCTGAAGAAGAACGGAATCACGAATTGATCGGCGGTGCCCGAGCTATTCTTCATGTTATCCTTAATTTCAGTCGTAGACACGGCCGTAGAGGCTTGAGCCTGCGTTTCGTTATACAAAACGTTGTGAACACCCTGGATATACAAGGAGTCCAACTTACAGACTTGTTGACCACCGATGTACAACATGAAATCGGTCGGATCAGTATTGCTCGAGAAGAAACCGGTCGTGTTGTTACCGACGGCGGAAATACCCGGAGATTCAACCCAGATGTAACTCAAGAGATCACCCTTGGACTTTATCGGGATCGTAACTTCGGCGTTTGCCTCAAACTTACCGATGTAATCGATGCGTTCGGGTTTAATAGAAAAGTTTGTGTGACGCTTGTAGTTTTGACGAAAGAAACTGACTTCGGGTTGACCACTGATATACACATCCTGGGCACCCTTGGACACGAGGTCAATCAAGGCGGCTGACATTTACTAATAAAGTATATTAAAATTTTGGGTCGAGTGATACATAAGGGACCCATGGTTGTCTTTCAAGCTCTTACATGGGAAGCACGAGATGAAGGTGAAGATCACTTGATTAGTATCTTTGGTAGGACTGAAGATGGTAAATCCGTATGTGTCACGACAAGTTTTGAACCGTACTTTTATATCAAGTTACCCGACGTGAAGTACGCCAAAGAGATTTACTCAAAGATCAAAGATAAATGTTCTGAATACATCGTGGTTGAGTCAAAAGATATCTGGGGTTTCCAAAATAATCAAAAATTTTTATTCATGCAAGTCAAGTTTTCTAATCTAGAGAAGCGTCGGAAAACTGATGCGTTCCTGAAGAAACCATTAATGCTTTCGAGTGGATCTTTCCCCCTGAAAGTCTACGAGTCCAACTTGGATCCAACGCTTCGTATGATGCATCGGACAGGCATCCAATCCACTGGGTGGCTTGATACTGGGTCAGAATGTGTTCGTTCACATTTGGCGAATGTTGATATCGATTTATTCTGTAATAACTGGGAATCTCTCAAACCGGTCGCTCGGGATGATATTGCACCCTTTGTTGTTGCTTCGTTTGATATTGAATCGAACAGTTCAACTGGTAAATTTCCAGATGCCGATATCGAAGGTGACGCCTGTTTTCAAATTGCGATTTCTCTTGTCAAATTTGGTTGTGACGAACCATATGATAAGACATGTTTGTGTTATAAGACCACGGATCCTAACCTCGAAGGATGTACCATCATAAGTTATGATACTGAACGTGAAATGTTAGAAGCGTTTCGTGAATACGTGATTGAAAAAGATATTGATATCATGACTGGCTGGAATATTTTTGGTTTCGATCTTGAATATATTTATAAGCGAGCCATGATTACTAAATGTAGTGATCGATTCTTCAGTCTTGGAAAGTTAAGAGATCAACATTGTGAGATGGTTTATAAACGTTTATCGTCGAGTGCTCTGGGTGATAACATGTTGAAGCTCCTTCCTATGTCTGGGCGTTTCATTTTTGATTTGTTTCATGAAGTCAAGAAGGGGTATAAATTAGACTCGTATAAACTCGATAATGTGTCGAAACTTTATCTCGGTGATCAAAAAATTGATATGCCTGCTCGTGAGATGTTTGCTCGATTTAGAGAGGGTGATCCAATTAAATTACGCGAGGTTGCAGAATATTGTATCAAAGATACACTTCTTCCACATAGATTAACCAAGAGACTTTGTACAGTTCTTAATCTCCTTGAAATGGCTAAAGCAACATGGGTTCCCATTTCATTCTTGGTTGAACGTGGTCAACAAATCAAGGTGTTCAGTCAGTTGACAAAAAAAGCCCGCGAACTTGGTTTCATGGTTCCTACAATTCGATATGGCGCAATTCCACTCGAACAATATGAAGGCGCCACGGTTTTGGAAGCACAAGGTGGCGCGTACTATACACCCATCACAGCTCTAGATTTTGAAGGTCTGTATCCATCCATTATGATGGCTCATAATCTCTGTTACTCGACGTTTGTGATGGATGAAAAGCGATACGGTAATGTTCCGGGTATTACGTATGAAACATTTGAGTTGAATGGAAAAACCTACAAGTTTGCGCAAGATGTTCCAAGTTTACTTCCAAGTATTTTAGAGGAATTGAAACAATTTCGCAAACAAGCCAAGAAAGATATGGCGTCTGCCACTGGTTTCATGAAGGAGGTTTACAATGGAAAACAATTGGCTTACAAGATTTCAATGAACTCCATCTATGGATTTACTGGTGCCGGTAAAGGTATTCTCCCGTGTGTTCCTATTGCATCCACGACGACTTTTAAGGGACGTAGCATGATTGAAGAGACAAAGAATTATGTCGAGAAGAACTTTCCGGGAGCAAAGGTAAGGTACGGGGATACGGATAGTGTCATGGTTGAGTTTGATGTTGGTGATCGCGAAGGTCTCGAAGCAGTGAAGTACTCATGGGAAATCGGGGAACGCGCGGCACAGGAATGTACAGCCTTGTTTAAAAAGCCAAACAATTTAGAACTTGAAAAGGTATATTGGCCTTATTTCTTATACAGTAAGAAGCGATACGCAGCAAAATTATGGACAAAAAATAAACAAGGTGAGATGCATATGGATTACATTGATATTAAGGGTCTTCAAGTTGTACGCCGTGATAACACAAAGTTTGTTCGCGAAGTCTGTAAAGAACTCTTGGATGTTGTTCTCGAAAGTAGTGACCCCGAACCACCAAAACAATTAGCTCTCGAGCGAGCGATCAATTTATTAGAAGGTAAAGTATCGAATGAAAAATTAATTCTTTCACAACAACTTGGAGATTCATATAAAAACACAAATCTTCCGCATGTAAAGGTTCGAGATAAGATGCGTGAAAGAAAGCCTGGGTCGGAACCACAATCGGGTGACCGCGTTCCATACATTCTTGTCAAAACAGAAGATCCTAAAGCGAGAGCATTTGAAAAGGCTGAAGACCCGGTATTTGCCGAAGAACATAATATTCAAGTTGATTACCAACATTACTTTACGAATAAGTTTCTTAATCCAATCTGTGATCTTCTCGAACCGTTGGTCAAAGATCCAAAGAATGAAATTTTCGGAGAGATCATCGCGAGTCATAAACCAAAACCGAAAATCAAGGAACCATCATTAAGTGGTATGAAGAAAGATGCTCTCATGGCAGAGTGTGTGCGTCTTGGTCTCGATGATTCTGGTAAAGCTGCAGATCTTCGAGACAGAATTAAAGCTGAACGAGCAAAAAAGGTTTCTGTAGAAGACATATTTAAAAATTACGAACAAGAGTAAAATAAGATGGAGCGTCTTATCGCCGTTTTTGAAGATGAAGTCAAAAAGCGGGTCGCCGAAGAAACAAAGCGAATAAAGGAAGAATACAAGGAGCTTCTAAAAAAAGCTAAAGATGAATACAAAGAAGAACTTCTAAAACAGAAGAGCGACTTTAAAGAACAAAATAAAAAGATTCATGTAGACAGCAAGGAAGAGCTCAATAAACAAAAGACGGAATGTCACACTGAAATGCGTCATACAAAGGATGAATATCGAAAGGGTTTGAAAAAGAACAAAGAAGATTTTAATGATGAAATTCGAAAGTATCAAGACGATTACAGAGAAAAACTTAGAAATTATCACGTAGAATATAGTCTGTATCTGAAACAGATATCTCTAAATTATGGCATTCCGTATAATATTCTGATACGTGATGCCCCCGATGAAAAGGATTTCATGTGTAAAGGGATTAGACCAAATGGCACTCGGTGTAACATGAAGGGTAAGCATGATGGGTATTGTAACTTTCATAAATCACAGATTCCGAAAAGCAACGTGATTAATATGGTAAATGAACCGACCACCTCTCCGCATATACCCCATAAAAAGGGGCTTATAGATTTTAGTACAATGATGTAGTAATGAGTAAAACAGACATTCTGCTATCTTCTGTAAATGATTTTTATTCTAACGACACGAATAAAACTACATTGGTGAGTATTCTCGACAAATCGAGTGGTATTTCACTTCGTAACATTGAATGGTTTATTACGAGTTACGCTAAAAAGACGAACTTGACGTACACGACGACGAACGGTAAATTATTTACAGTGCATTGTGCCTATAAGTCAAGCTTGGATGGGTATAGTAAAAAACTATTTGATCCTTTCTGTCGGTCATCAAAAATTACGTATACTATTCCGGGAACAGATAGAGAGATTCAAACGACGTTGGCTCAATTAAACTTTATCAAGTGGTGTATCAAGAATAGAATTATTGATTATATTTCAAGTAATAAGGATGTACTTTTTAATAAACGAGTGACATAAATCCTCTGTTAAATTGAAATGTTTGGTAGCCCGTGTAATAAATATACAACGTGTATACACTCGATAATCTGTCATCTAACTTTATTTCTATGTTTGTTTTTTCAGATTGTATTTCACTAAAGTCCAAACTACCCGATGGATTTACATTTATGGGGTTGATTGAAAATGAATACGTATAAATATTTCTTATTGGTCTCGATAATCGTTTATGATATGGAACCAAGTATTTGTAGTACGATGTGTTCGCACTTGAAATATTTGGTAAATCAACACCTTGTATATAAAATTTAGCGCTCGTCATGACTGGATTGAAAAACGTGAATGTTTGATCAAAGTCTGGTGTCTTTGAATAATTGAATCGATTTTGTATATAATAGTAATCATTTTCAACCGCATCCGGAACGCGAAACACAGTGCTATCCAACTCGATATTATACGATTGTGTAAACGTCTCTTGTTGAAGACTTACAAAGTCTGATATCTTTTCAGAGTATGTTAATAATGTTCCATTTTTCACAATGTCAATCGCAGGAATATTTGTTAATCGTCGGGTGCCATCGACACGACTCGACTCTTGTGTGTAGTATTCAAATGAAAATTTTTCAATGAATGTATTCGCTGGAACAGTCACAGTTATAATTGGTTCAGTTGTACTCGCAGTGAGTGATGTCCACGGTACGATATTGTATTCGGTCGCGAATACGGTGCTACCTACGAATTCGATTGTACCCGCTCTGTTCAATTCCACAGTTCCAAAGTTTACTCTCGAAAAAGCGGATATACCTTCTTGTGTTAAAACTCTGAAAAATGATAGGTTTCGCAAAGAAAAATCACCATTCGTTTCCCGTACAAAAATCTGAAACGTATCCGTTTCTTGTGGAACTTTTTGAATATTTGTATTTTCAAATATGTTATTACGAAGAAACCAATGCATCGACTTGACACGATTATTTGGTACCAAGTTAGTTCTGATTATATCAACACCTGGAGTCGTTTCAATCGTCGGGTGTCTACGAACGACATCGGTAATCATGGTGTAAGGTCTGTTCTTTAAATATAGACGCTCGGATGGGTCGATCGTAAACTCTTCTGTAATTATTTTGAAGTTGTCAAGTGTTAAAGTATTTTGGGCTGTCGTAAAAAACCCTTGTGGGTGAAACTCAAATTCAAATTCAATTTTCTGTTTATGGATTGCACACAGTGGAAAGTATGGTCTATTTGGTTCGTTTGTTACGTATTCATCACTCGAATATTTACGCGAAAAGAAGAATGGGATAGGTATAACAACTTCAGATTCAAGTCCCGCATACGCTGCATTTTTACTCGATGAATCAAAGGCTAACATTCGGTTTACAACGAAACGGTTGGCAACCTTTTCGGATGACTCAAGATAGAGTTCATCATAAATAACCATCCAGTCGTCATAAATCTTTTCAACTTCCGTCTCGTCGACACGCATTGTTACAGATTTTATGAGATGCCGACCAATCTGATCAGAATAATTCTCACCGGAGGCCAAAGCTGGTAATTTGAGATAAATATACATATTACTCAAAAGATCACCCATATTTTGTGGGTTGAATGTGACTTTAATGCGTTCATTAAATGGCCACGTGGGTGAGGTTGGAGATCTATTCACTATAGTTGTTCGATGAAACTTTGTAAAATTTGAGTGTCTTTTGATATTATAATTAAAGATTGACTTATCTATGTCGTCGGTTAATAGGTATGTGTCCTGCTTACCGATAGCATGTAATGACACACCGGCACCACTTGAGGTGGGCATCTTATCTATTGTCTACATATTTTTAATGTCCGATTTCCACATGTCAATGTGACTCGTGTTTTTCATTATTTCCAATTCTTCTTTCGCGTGCATCGACTCTTGGATGAGAGCTTTCACGCTTTCTTCTGTATACTGGACAGTCTTGATATTGAGAAGGTAATCATATGTTCCTGCAATTTGTGGGAAGATCTCGGATAGTTGTCGTTCTAAATCTTCCTTTTTGCGTCTGAAGACCACGATCTCTCCCTCAATGACCATGGTGACAAACTTTGATTTGTATCCGCACATAATAGCTTTCGTTTCAAGAACCTTGATGAGATGTGCCTTTCTCTTCACGTAGTGTTCGAGGCGAAGTTCCACAAAGTCTTTGAGAATCTCCTCGGGACTTGAGTATTTGTAGATACCCTTGACTGGGTGAAAGAGGTGCATGTTTGAGACGTGGAACGTCTTCCGCAGTTTCAGATCCTTGACCAGATCCTTTCCTGTGTAATCTATGATCTCAAAATGAACGTCTTCGGTTGTACTATTATTTATGAAACTACCGATCAACTTCTTTTCCACGAGACCGTCCAAGTATTCCTTGTAATCTTGCGTCCAACGACCTGGTGGTAATTCAGTGATGACAATATTCATTCCGGACCACTTCCA